GCAGGAAATGAAGTTGGTGATTATTATTCAGAGCATAAGGCTGGCGCAGATCTTGTAGGTTTTGTCGGTACTGCACTGGTACCTATGAGTCTTGGCACTAAGGGGCTGCAACTGCTTCGGAGCGGCACAGCTCTTGGTAGTTTTGGCGAAGCTCTTGGCTACACTGCCAGCCGCAAAAATTACTGGCTTCAGGAGGCACTCAAGGAAACTGCTGCTGAGGGCGGCGTTGTAAAAAGCATTCTGCAGTCTGCTTCCCGCCGCAGACAGCTAGGCTGGGAGATGGCAGATCAAGCACTCATTGGCACTGCTCAAGAGCTGGCCATTGCGGCCACCATGAATGATAGTCCTGTCTTTGACAATGCCACTGCTGGAGACTTTGCCTGGAATATTGCGCTTGGCACTGGCCTTGCTGGTACTATTGGTGGAGGTCTTGGAAGTCTTGCAGTTAAGGGCATTCTGAAATCTGCTGCCAAAGATGTACAAGCAGAACTGCGACTTGTCGATACTATCTTTGATCCTGCACAACTCGGAATGAAATCCAAGGGATCTGAGATCAGTGCGTATCTGTCTGACATGCTTAGCAAGCCTGATGGTTTGCGAAATGTTGGCATTCAATATACGTATGATGGCAAGCGGTATGCGCAAGGATTGGACATTGGCCCTGCTGTTGATGTTGCGCGCGCCAAAGCTCAGAAACAAGCGCAGGACGAGATTGCCATTCGCTTCAATGAGCTTGCAGCAGGAGACGCAAGTATTGGCCAAGCGTATGCAGGATTTGTGCGTAGTGGCATTGATGCTGCGCGCGCAGCAGGTAAGTCTCCAGATGAAATTGTAGAGTTGCTACATGGCTATCTCAATAATGTGGAGCGTATTGAGGCCGTTGATATTGAGCGTATGGCACTCGATGCTCGTAAGTTCTATGTCAATCTCAAACCGTCTGGCGATACTGCTCTGGAGAAATTGACCAGTACATTCACGAAAGATCGTAGCAAGCAAACTTCGCAGCAAGCCTACATGCTTGCAGAAGATGTCACAGCTGCGGACTTGAACATTGTGCGCATGGATCAGCTCGGTGTGGCCAAGGTGAAAGATGCATTCAAAGCGGCACCTGAGGCAGATGCTGTCCAACTTCTTGATGGCAGTTTCCGCTTCAATCCTGCAAGTAAAAAGGTGCTTGCGTATCGTGAGACTCCGCACACTGTGCGCATGTTCATGGATCTTGAGACTGGTACGCTGAGCCCTCAGACTGTGCCGGTGTTTGGAGACTTGATCAAGAATGGCAAGTTTGTAGACACTATTGACTACATTGCAGCAGGTGCATACAAACAGCGGGTTAGCGGCACGTTCGTGTCTAAGATTGATGCTCCGCCGGTGGAAGGCAGTGCTAGGTTTGCTTGGGCAAGTCGCCGCACTGTGTCTGAACTTTACAAACTTACACGCGGCATTGTCAATGCCAATGACATTCCTGTTCTTCAGCGTTTGCTGGAACTTGAAAAGACTAACTTTGATACCATCAAGAAGTTCAAGTTCCTTGAAGGAGGTAAAGAAGTTCCCTATGAGGATCTTGTCAGCTTGCGTGCATATGTAGAAGAGGCTAGACTTAATGCATTGGCCACTGGCTTGAATGAACTCGGCAAGGCAGGTAAATCTGTAGAGTCTCGTATCATTGCGGCCAATCTTGGGACTACTCGTGAGTGGGTAGAGGAGACTATCTCTAATGGTTTTAATCCGCTTACCCACAATCCTGCACTGAGAGAGTCTGGCATTCTTCCTACTGAAGCTGCTTTGACTCCGCGAAATGTGGCTATTCAGTGGAACTTTGGAGCTGTTCCTAAAATGGTTCCAGAGGATGCGTACCGCATGAATATGGGGCCTAGCCATCTTGCTACTATGGAGCTGAGCACGCAATATCAAATGATTGTGCGCAAGCGTGTGCAGGATAATGCAGTCACTACTGTTCTAGGAGATGATGCAGACCTCATTATTGATATGGACACCTTTGCTTCTGGCAAAGATCCGCTCAGTAGAACTGCTAATCAACAGGGTGCAGGTGCAACTACGTTTGGTGCTGCGAATGCAGACTACGGAAATAAAGCCGCATTGGCATCTCAAACTCTTGGTAAGAACGTAGCACTCGTGACTCAGCGGCGCAGAGATGCAGCTATTGAAGCACTGAGTCCTCATGTTAATGCTATTAGGTCTGATCCAACAGCTGCAGCGGAACTCAGTATTCTGACTACTGCACTGCGTAAATCTCCAATGCGCTATGTGATTGATCCAGAAGGAGGACAGCGCCTATTGAGTACAGACATTATTATCGCTGCTCGCAAGATGGATGGAGGTATTGATGAGGCACTTGATGCATTGGAAGGCAGTGCAGCTATGCCTCATGCTTTTGAGATCAACTCAGAGGCTGTATTTGATTTTATCAAAACACACACTGCTATCAACGCAGCCCGCAGAGATAAGCTTGGCACACTATACAATGCACGCGGTATGACCATTGCAAAGCATGGTGATCTGCCTGTTGTCTATGTTCCTCCAGTTAATACTGTTCGCTATCCTTACCACGCATTTGTACGCACAAAGGCAAAAGTTGGATTGGCAACTGAGACTGGCATGATTACGGCGCGCAGTGAGCAGCAGTTGCGTGAGCTGGCATCTAGTCTATCTGATGACTTTGATGTATTCTTCAAAGCAGACACTGACAATTACTTCAAGGCCAAGGGGGAGTACGATTATAATCTGACGCTGAACGAAGGTGCAATCAACAGTGAGCTGGCCCGCCGTGGCAAGCTGGCTGACATTCTGCCTGAGACTCGCGCTGAGAACGTACTGGAAGATTACCTGCAATTCCACGCCAAAGGAGAAGAGAAGTTTGTAAGAACTGCGGCTGAAGTTCGTAACAGTAGATTCTTTGCAGAGCTTGGATTCCTGTCCAAAGTGTATCGCAAGGAATCTGAATCTGTTACGCGCGGCATTGGTTCTAGGTTCAAGAGCCGCGTTGCAGATCCATTTGGAGACTATATCAAGACTGCACTCAATATCTCTAAGCAGCAGGAGTTCCCGCTACTGGATAGTCTGAATGAGTTTGTTGATAAGCTAGGCATGCAAGCTGGCGAAGCATTTGAGAAAGGTTTTAGAGATGCAAAGGCTGGATTGATTCCTTGGGAAGATGCAAACTTCCTGATGGAGCAGTATGGCATGCGAGGTGCATTCACCAATGTGGATCAATACCTTGCAGCCAATGAACGCTATCCGCGAAATCTCATTCGTGAGGGATTGCAGAAAGCTAACCTGTTGCTCGCTGGGTTGAGTCTGCGACTTGACTTTGCTAACAGTCTGCTGAACATCATCTCTACTCCCATCATGCTGGGTACAGAAATCTCTAGCATCAGGCAACGCCTGAAGGCTGGCGATCCCATGCTTGGCAAGTTGAATGAGTTGATGAGTATTCAGGTGCCTGGTAGGGATGTACGTGTTCCTACTATGATGCCGCGTTTGGCGGAGTCCATCAATAACTACTTTGGCCCTAACAAGCAAGCATTGATTGAGCGGTATCGTAAGATTGGTGCCATCAAGGAAATCAGTCAACTCTATCATGAGCTGCTTGATGACTTGAGCTTTAGGCCTAACAATGCCAAGGCTTGGATCAACAGGATTGAAGCAGGCATTGAGAAGGGATCTAAGATCACTGGCAACAATATGTCTGAGGAGTTGACTCGCTTCATCTCTGCAGACACTATGCGTCAGATCACTGATCCTATTGTCTCTGCTGGTAAGATGTCTATCAAGGAGCAGGATGCATACATTGCAACTTTCGTCAACCGTGTACAAGGTAACTATGTAACTAGTCAGCGGCCCATTGCGTTTCAAGGTACAACCGGAGCAGCAATCTCGCTGTTCCAGACATATACCTTCAACGTGTTGCAGCAGCTGCACAGGCACATGGAAGCAGGGGACAAGAAAACTCTGCTGATGTTTGCTGGCCTGCAAGGCAGCATCTTTGGTCTAAATGGTTTGCCATTCTTTGATGCAGTCAATACGCACTTGATTGGTAGTATGGTTGCAGGTAATCCGGAGCACAAAGATCTGTATAGTACGTTGCCAAGTTTCAATAAGGAGCTTGGAGATTGGATGCTGTATGGAACTGCCTCTGCATTCCCACTGTTCAGTGGAAACGGTCCTGCACTCTATACTCGTGGCGATATGAACCCAAGGCATGTCACCATGATCCCAGTCAATCCTATGGATGTTCCTGCTGTCAATGCTAGTATTCGAGTCATTGACTCCATTATTGGTATGGGCAAGAACGTCATCCAAGGTGCAGATGTTACGGACTCACTGTTGAAAGGACTTGAACATCAGGGACTCAATAGGCCACTGGCAGGATTTGCTCAGCTGCTTGCAGGTAGGACTACCACTAGCAAAGGAGCACTAGTAAGTGCTGCCAATGACATGGAAACTACCAGCTTTATGGCCACTGTTGCAGATCGCTTTGTCAATTTCGGAGGAGTTTCCAGACTCATGGGCGCTAGGCCAATGGACGAAGCTATTGCCTTGAATACTCTGTATCGCCAGAAGCAGTATCAAGCAATGGATCGTGCAAGACTTGAACGCTTGGGAGAAGTTGTTAAAACTAAACTCTATGCTGGTCAAGTTCCTACCGATGCAGAACTCGATGATTTCATGCTGCGATATACTCGCAGCGGTGGACGCATTGAGAACTTCAGTCAGTCTATGCAGCGTTGGAGTCGAGATGCAAACACATCTGTGGTAAACCAGCTTGCAACTAAACTTAATAGTCCGTACAGCCAGACACTGCAAACCATCATGGGCGGCGAATTGCTGCCGGACTACACTAATCAGGAGTAACTTATGACAACCAGACTGCTAAGGTAGTGTTCTCAGTTATTTTTGAAGAGCGCGCTTAGCGTATAGGCGAAAAAAGACCCCGCATCCAAAAAGGATGGCGGGGCTTTTGTTTATCTGGCGCCTTGTGCTTCTTCTCGACTCACATATTTATGGCCTGAATCAGCATGCTTGCAATCGCTACAGCCGCTATCAGTATTGCTACGATCATAGCGACACTCATGAGACATACGAAATGGAAAGACCACTCCAAATTCAGTAGACTCTACAGTCTCCTTGAATTTGTCTGGTCTATTCCAGCACCCATATCTGTAGTCTGCATCTCGTATTCCGTGAGGATGTACTGGATAATCAATTACTGGCATAGCGGAAATAGTCTTGGAGCTATGAAATTTAGGTGACTTTGAATCTCAAGAGCTACTGCGCGAATTTCCCATTGAGCATGTTTGTCAGTCCTATTCTTCAAGAAGTCCCTCCAGCCTTGGAAGTTCATACAGATGTTTAGTTCTGTCGTGCAGCCTTGTGGAAGAGTGTATCGTGCATCTTCTTTGCGCATCCCAAATTCTATGGATTGCAGATACACTGACTCTGCCTCTGCTTGCACCTTCAACCATGCTGCTCGCAGATGGGGTGGCATAGAATCTAGTGCAGCAGGATTCACAAATTCTACATTGGTTTCTTTAACGTACCGCTGACTACGTTGTAGAATTCCAGCATGAGCAACACGCACAAGCTGATGGCTACATACACGACTAATACCCGCAACGTTGAACGTAGCATATGCGAATCGCATGGTTGCCATGTGGCCTTGGTTCTTACAGTTTTCCGCGCGGCGGAGACAAGATTCTTCATCCGTTCTACTGTCATAGCAGATGGCTGCATTTTCACCTACCGTATATTCTGGATTGAGTGTGTGGTCTTTGAGTGTTACGATCATTTCATTCTCTCCTTCAATATTGCTGCAATCTTAGGCTCTGGTTTCCAGTATCCAGGTCCCTTGAGTACCTTTCCTCTCCCATCGTAAATAGGCTTGCCATCCTCTCCCAGCTTAGACATGTTGGATGCCATGATGATAGCCAGAGTCTCATTGATAGGGAGTCCAAACTTGCGCATCTCACTAGCACAATAGACTTGCAAATCTCCAAGCCAGTCAGCAAGCTCAGTCAGAATCTCTAGCATTGTACGATCTGGATCACGCACTGCCATGCGAATAGCATCCACTTCATTGAGTTCCTCAAAGAAGATGCTGTAGACTTTCTCTAGGTATACGTCAAGCTGTTCACGGACAGATGTAGACCCGCTAGGTGTAAAGACTGGCAAACGTGGGATGCCAGGAGACTCAAGCGCCGGCAGTCCATACATCTTGTTGAAGTCAGTGATCTTGTCCTCAAAAGATTTACCGTCTTCCAGACGTGCAGTCACTGCCTTGACTCCATCCACAGTGTAAACGCGATGGGCAATGAAGTCTACAAGATTTGGATGCAGAGTGTCTGCTTCAATTTCAATGGTGATTGTGTGTTTAGTAGCCATTTCGCTTTAGCGCCTGTAATAGCTCGTCGCGCTGCTCCTTGAGTGCCACGATCTCGCTGATCTGCTCGGCGTTCTCGCGGGCCAGGCGGCGCAGTTCGGCGGCGGCTTCTTCGCACTCAGGCGGAGTTTCCATAAACATGGTCTCTAGCTCATCAGCCAGCCGCAGGGCTTCGGATTGCATATTAGTAGTCATTTGCAAATTCCTTCAAATGTTTGTCAATGTCAAGTTGGTGTTGATCACAGTCTTCCGTAGAGCATTTGGCATCTAGCCACTTTGCCCTATAACCTTTGCGATCCAGAATGTCATAGGTGTGAGGACAAGAATCTTCAGGCTCCCAATTATCTGGGTGCCCTCGTGCATATGCTGGTTCGTAGTAGCCGACTTCTAGGACTCCTAGCTTGCAAGGAATTCCACAAGTCTTAGACTCTACAACAAATTGGTAGTTGTTTGAGTTATCCATTATCACTCTCCTGTGATACCGTCTGTGATACCGTGAGCTGCTTCAATATCGCGGGCAAAGCCTTCTCGATCAAACCACTCAAATCCATCCTTGGCAATGCGTTTGTGCTTCAGACCAATCTCATATATCCTTTCACTAGAGAGCGGTTGTTTCTCTGGCGTCGGCTTCACCGGCGGCGACTTCCAATCTATGTCAGTCATCATCTATTTGCCTCCTTCAAAAGTGAATAGTCAACATACACATTCTTGTCACTCAACATCTTACGCACAATCAAATAGCCCTGCACATTGGAAGTCTTGCTGCGTGGAACGTACTGAATCTTACCGCCCTGCATAAGACCTGCCAACAGTTTGTTAAGATCCTCTGGCTTGTCAAGATCAGATTGCACCTGTTTCCACAGTGCAGGAACATCCAACGGGCCACGGGCCTCTGATAGAACGGAGATGATGCGTGCTGCTACATCTGCGTTTTTGGCTTTACCGAACTCTCCCATTGCGTTTGGCATTTTGTGCTCTGTGAATGTGAGTAAGGTATTAGCAAATACGACATCCTCTGCCCTGATCTCTCTCCGTAAGTTACTAGCTGCGGTGAGGAGACAGAGCTTGAGTAGATGCGTAAAACGTCTGGTAGAATAGTGTTTGAATCTGGCATCCTCTAGTCCTTCAAAAGTGCGATAGATAACCTCAAGCATATTGCGTGCTTGACTAGACATGGATGCTTCACCATGAACGTCTGCACGAATAGCCTCAAGAGTGTTGATGATGCTAGTTTTCAGCAGCTCATCAGGACGCTCAGGAAATGCAATCTTCTTGCTAGTGCTTTCACCATAGACTAGAATAAGTCTTGATAGAAATCCTTGGCCAATAGCCTGTGGAGGAAATGCCTCTGCAAATCCTGCATGCGTATTGCCAGCCAGTATGTTAATAGTTGGTTGGTAGATGTTTACACTTCGTGAGGTCTTGAGTCGCTGCTTGAACGGGGCATCTGGATTATCCCAGTCCCACAAGCTGCCAAGCAAAGAAAGAAATTCAAGATTACCAGATCCAACGAACTCATTGAACTCATCGGCAGTGATGAAAACTTCTTTTGGATCTCCGCCGGCGGCTTCATCTCCAAAGATGTTTTGCATCACACTGTTCTTTGTAATCTTTCCTTCGTCATCTTCTACGCCTTCCAAGTCCAGCAGGAACTTCTCTTTTGAAGTACGCTCCGCACTGAACTTGTCATAGCCAGCAGATGCTATTACCTTCTTCGCCATCTTAATGGCAGTTGACTTGCGCGTTCCGGGATCACCTAACAGCATTATGTACTGATTAGGAAATATGTTGAACTCTCCGAATGGAAGATAATACTGCCTGCCAAGCATTGCTCCAAGACAGGACAGTATGCTCCACCTATGAAATATCATAGGAGATTCAGTCTTTTCAACATACTGGAAGTATGCCTCAAATAGTGGAGTCGCCACTCTAAGTACCTTTCATTTTAGATCTCCCCAATATTTCGCAGGCTTTCCGTCTTTGTGCGATGCCATGTCTGGTGGAATCTTCATAGTCCTAACCTTGCCATCTGTACCTCGTACAGTTACTGGCTCAGTCATCATTGCAAGCACAATGCCAGGAGTATCTGCACCACGGTAAGCAAAGAATAAACTATCGTGAATCTGTGCCTTGAGTCGCACCTTTCCACGCAATTCACCGTATACACTACTGCGCCATATACGATAAAATACGCGGTTAATAATTCCAACAGAGAGATTTTGTGGGCCATGTGCAACAGCGGCATTCAGTGCTGGTTTAGAGGAGGTTGGATCGGAAAAGAAATGGCGAGTCCATCCAAGTGGGCTTACCAGTTTCTTGGTGAGTTTGATATTGCGCTTGAGTTCATCGTACCAATCTTTCTTTACTTCAGGATATGTTTGTTCGTATGTGCGTAGTAGATGTTGACAGACTTGTGTGAGACTCCACTTTGCAGGGAGCTTCAATAGTGTTCTCGCTTCAGCAACTGCTTTAGGCCCCATAGTATCAAGAAGCACACTAGCTCCCATATTATAGTTTGCTCCGTGGTTTACCCGCTTACTAAGGTTTCGTAAAGGCTTTCCAACTTCTTCGTATGGAACTCCGAAAAACTTATGCGCGTTCCAGCTGTGATAGTCTTTGTCGCTCTCAACGAGTGCAATGAGAGATTCACATCCAGACATGTATCCAACACAGCGAGCCTCAGATTGAGCGTAATCCCCTTCCGCCAATCCATCCCAATTATCATCAGCTCGTATCCATGATTTAACTGCGTTTCCCTGAGGGATGTTTTGAATCTGCAGTCCTGTCCAGAAAGAAGATTCAGTAGACGCAAGCCTTCCAGTATCAGTTCCTGCCGGGTTGGTTTTGTAGTAGAGTCTGCCATTCCAGAACTTTTCCCACTTGAAATATGTTGACAACAGTTTTGCTTGCTTGCGATATGCAAGTATCTCGGAGACAATGCGCTCATTGAATGGGTGCACAGCAGCACAGGCCACCATAGCTTTGGAGTCTGCACTATCTAAGTCTCCCATTCCCAAAACTTTTAACAGTCGCTTGCATTGGTCTGGAGATCCCGGATTAAACGCTTCGCCAAACCACGCTGACAACTTCTTCCTGTGCAGTTCCAGCTTCGTTTCTGCTGCTTGTCGTGCACTATCAAATCGCTCACGATCAAGTGAGAGTCCGTCAGCTTCCATGTGAAGGCAAGGGAACACGAGTGGGAACTCAAGCAGATAGTTATTTCTTGCCCAGCCAGGAATCTCCAAGATGAGCGCACACCACGAAGTAAGAGTCGCCCAACAGTCGCGGGCGTTATACTCGAACAAGTTGTGTTCGCTTCCTGCTGCATCATCTTTCCAGTATCGGATGCTCCGAACAGAGAAAGCAGTGATGAAGTCCAGTCGCTTAGGCAACTCTGAATACCAGGAGTGGAAAAGGTGCTGCGTATCGTAAAGCCAGTTATTGCATGGTGAATTAAAACGGAGGAAGTATAGGTTGTCATACATTCCGTTCTGGAAGATTTTTGGAACATTGTTTGCATTTACGTTACGGACAAATTGATGAGCCAGCATATCCTTATATGGTACAACCACAGAGTGAGTAGTACCGTCAGCAAATAGAGCACAGTAGCCAACACAATGGATGCGCCGCTTCTCATCTCCAACATAGGTTTCAATATCAACTGCAAGAAGTACTGCATTGTTTAGTTTTTCAAGGAGAGACGCTGATGTTGAAGGCTTCCAAGTTTCCCAAGTGAATTGCGTCTGCGGAAACCAACGATCTGGATCTGTGATCTTGCTAACAAAACGCTTAAAGATGAATGGCCCTTCCGGCGTTGTAACCAAGTACTGAAGCGGATTGAGAATGAGCACTTCAACGCTATGAGCAGTACCAAGTTTTGTCGCCGAGATGCTAAAGAAGCTGCCTGCATAATCATCGAGTGCAAGTTTTTTCTTTGATCCCCGCCTATCAACAGGGTGTCGGAAATCTGGCAAGCAGCTGATAAGAGTAGTGAGCGTCGTTGCATTTGTGCAGATGATGTGCGTGATGCCATGAGCTTTGATCTTTGCAGCTATGCTTGTGATGTATTCCTCTGGAGCTAGTTGCACTTTTAGCGCATGAGCACCAATGATGGGACGAAAGCGATCAAGATATGGACGATCTTCAGGGGCGCCAAATAGTGCTAGTTGCATGTGTTGCCTTTCACTTGGTTAGAATTTTGGGTATGCAGTCTATTGGCTAGGCCACATACACAAAAGCCCCGACACAAGGCCGAGGCAGTTTTTAGTCAGTAGTCAATCTATTACAGAACAACCACATCCTTGATGGAGAAGTTCCAGCGATCCGGATCTTTCTTATCCTTGCGGCGAGCAAGACTAGCAGCAACGCTGATCCTGTCAATCTGTGCAATGGTGTCACCCATCTTGGCAGTGCCAAAGTGAGCAGCAAACGGAGCACATGCTTCTTTCAGTAAGCCAAGACCGTATTCATTGACGGTGCCATCTTTCTTGAACGGCGAGAAGATCTGAGTGAACTTCATTCCGACAGCAGCTTTGGACTCTTCAGCAGCATCCTTGACTTCGTTGACAGCTTCCACTTCGTAGCTGAATTTGATGTACTCAGAGCCAGCTTGCGAGGCTTCACGACTTGCAGTGATGAGCAGATTGTAATGCCCCGTGGGAGGGCAACCTACAGGGGGCAGATCATCAATGTCATCCATGGATGCGTCCATCAGGGAGTCGAGATCGGCAAATGCTTTGTTAGACATGATATGGTCTTTCAGTTTAGAGAGTTAAGTTGATGTTAGCATACATTATCCAGTATGCCAGTGGATGTTTTCACTTAGGCTTTGAGTTCCAGAACGGCACGATCTTCAAGCTCAAGCAACAATTCAATGTAATGCTTGGCTTTGCGAAGATCCTCAAGCCCGCCCTTGTCTTTCCAGCGAGTGACGTATTTGATTACGTTACCTTCAAAGAATCCAATGTCATTGGCATGAATGTATTGGACTGGTTGAATTGCCTTAGCAGCATAATGTCTGCCGCCAATCTGTACGTCCAGTGCCGAAGTGTTGAGACTAGAGTCTGCCATAGTTTTGCTCCATTGTCAAGTGGGGTTGAAAATAGCTGCTAGTTCCAGCTCACCAGTCTTGTTGTCATCAAGTGCAAGAGGTAGTCTTGAGCCAGTGACAATCGTAGGACTGTAGGTAGTAGAGGCATAGGCTCTATGTTGCTTGTTAGTGATGGCGCAATGCACCACACTGTCAAAGTATTTAGCACTTGTTAAGGAGAAGTTGCGAGTGCCAGCAACAGGCACAATCTTCTCACGACCTTCAAGAGATTCCGATTCCATCTCATGACTGATGCAGCAGATGTTAACATCAAGCACCTGAATAGCAGACAGAATCTGCTCCATTAAATTCGCTTGGGCTGCGTAGTCTTGGAATGTGCGCTTATATTCTTCACCTCCTGGCTTTGAAATCTCTTTCAAAATTATTCTGTTCATTGCACTGTTGGCAAGCTGTGATAGGTTGTCAATAACTAGAATATCTTTCTCTGTAAACTCTAGGATGTTTACTTCGCTCCATGTTGCGCTGCCATCTTTGAGACACAGTGGACAAGATACTTTTCCGTGGGAGTTGCAGATACGCTTGTTGCCGCCACGTAGAATATCCCGCACAGTGTCAATAGCCACAGGATAGAGCTTGTGATCCGGAATAGATATGACATTGACATTTTTACGAAACTCCTTAGCAAGAATGGCTGGATTGAGAAGTGTCTTAATGCCCGACTCTAAGTCAAGCCAATGCAGAGTAAATCCGGCGGCCGCTAACTTGCCAACAAGGGCAGTCTTTCCTGATTTTGGGGCACCGTATACAAGTGCCTTGGATTTTGTCGATGCAATGTAACTATCTAAGTTCATTGAGTTTCTCCTTTTGGCGGTTGACAATCTCTGTCAGGGTGGTTGCAAAGTCTACAGTTTCAATCTTGGAAATGTCAGCAAGGCATGTGATTCTTGGAAGCTCACTGTATTCCATGCCAAAGCGATGTTGGAATGATGTGCTGCACATATCAAATTGATCGCAGCGGCGCATGAAGTTATAGCAAGAACGTCCACGCTTGGGAAAGAACTTGAGTTCTGAATAATCTTCTATCTGGCGGTGCAGCAATAGCTGATCTTGAATCCACTCAGCTTTTTGGTAGGCATGCTTGACGAAATCAAACTGCTGCCATGCTTGTTCAGTGCTGCTGTAGACTGCGTACATTACGTCATAGTCTGCACCTCCAAGCATGTCAATTACGATTGCGTACGAAAGGGCTTGGTCACTGTTGGCATAGATGGCAGGGTCTACATTGGCAAAGCCAGTAGTCTTGTTTTCTTTGACGCGATAGCGGCCAGTCACTTTGTGACGCAAGACCTCATCAATATGGCCAGAGTAGAAGTGCCCATCTTCAAAGTCAATGGCGACGGTGGCCTCTACTTTTATGCAATCATAATTAGACAGGTCTGAGTCATTGTAGAATTGTTCGTACGCATACAGTGCCCAAATTGCTTCCCAGAAACTCTTTCCGTTTTTGCGTTTCGGTTTACGTTCTTCATCAAAAAGATCAATGTCCCACGCTTTAATAGCTTCCCAGATTGCCGCTCGAAGATTTTGCGTCTGATCGTAAGTGGCAATGCCAGCACCAACTGCATGACCGAACGCGAACGTAGGACTGTTGATGCGTTCCGATTTTCCCGTAGCAGCTTGCAGCTTCTTAATTGCAAACTTTCGCGGACAGGAATGGAAGATATCATAAGTAGAATACGTTGTGAGATTCGCATGGCTTGATAGTTTATCGTAGTTTGTTTTCAGTACGGCGCTTGCATTGTTGTTTGTGGTGTTGATGGGAGTATCTAGAATTGCGTCAAATTGTTCAGAGGTTATCATGATTGCGTGCTCGTATGTAGTCTGTATATACGTCAATCATGTCAGAGTAAAACTCTTTCATGTGACCGTGATATGCTTCTTGTGCAGTGTAATGTAGATATTGCTGTCTAGCTTCTTCCAGCTTGATGCGTGCAATGTCTACACTGTCAGGCTTCTTGAATGGATTTTTCATAGATCGTCAGCAGTGACTTTCTTGCGACTTCCTGCACCTTTGCCCGCAGCAGCGGCCTTGACAATCTCAGTCTTGGTGTGAATCTCTGCTGCATCAATGATGCGTGCAATCTCATTGTCATCAAGCAGGTGGACTGTTTCAGGATAGCTGATTAGAATGCTGTGAGTGTTGCGAAGATGTTGCGGCATTAGTGGATCTTTGTCCAGCAGAGAAGTTTCCAAACTAGCCAATGAGGTTTGCAGCCTCACCATAACATCTCTGGGAATAGCATCGTTCATTTGCATAAGATTGCACCTTTCAAGTTTGTTGCTCACAAAGCGAGCGCGGTTGAGAAATCGTAATACGTTATTCATGCACTGCATTTGATCTGACTTTGGCATGGATGCCAGTCTCAAATGAAGCATGTTAAGGTCCAGCTTGTTAAGTCCGTGACTCCACAGGCTTGTGGCTAGCCCTAAGATTTTGTTAGCATGCAGTGTATCCACATCGTTACCAGTCAGGACTGGCTTGTACCACTGGAGTTTAGTGGATAAACCAAGAGTGAAAGATAAATTGAGTGGACTCTTACCAGTCGTAAGGTACAAAGCAACGCCCCTGCTGTTGTGAGATAACAGCGTTCTTGCTGCCAACTCTACAGTCAGGGGCTTGATGAATAGATTTAATGGTGTCACAGATCAGTCCTATAAAGCAAGGAGAATGTGATTCGTACATGAGTAGAAGATATTTCTTGCCTTGTAATGACTAACTTAGACCAGCCTACCAGTCCAGCTAGGCGCCTTGAGACATTTTCGCTAGTTTTCACTCGCTTCACGCCATCTTCAACAGTGCGAGCATGGGCCTTGCTGACAGTGACTGTTGCACTGCCAACATGCTTAATGGTATGCCACACACTGTCGTATTGAGACATAGTTATGCCATGCGAAACAGGGCACGAAGCGCCGGGGAATATAAAGCTATAAGTTCACGTTGGTATTCAAGCATATTAAAGACTCTCATTGTTTCTTTTGTTTCTTTTGTTTCTTTTGTTTCTTTTGTTTATAGTCTATTGCAAAACTACAGACAAAAGAAAAGGGGCCACTTGGCCCCAATTCTCTCGGCAATCAAAGATTACAGAACAGACAGATGCGCTACGCGCATTACAGAACAGACAGATCGACAGCCTTCTCCGGCTCTTCGGCCCACTTGGCGAACTTGCCACGAATGCGAGCAGCACATGCAGCAGTATCTTCCAGGTTTGCAGAGCTTGCCAGATAAATGTCCAGTTGGTCAATCAGAACCAGCAGCACTTCACGGTTGGCCTTAGCCTTGGCAGGCTTCTTGAACAGGTTGATGTGGTTCTTGATACGGGCTTCTTCTTTGCCAGTAGCAGCAACCATAACAGCCAGATAGTCCTCGAAGAAAACAGTCCAATCTTCTTCGGTCAGGGCAGTGGTGCCACGTTGCGACGGCGGGATGCTTGCAACATAAGTCAGCGACAGCTTGTCATAATCAAGCATGGAAGCATTGACTTCCTTTTCTTGATCGTCGCCGAAGGACTCGATGACTTCATCAAACTGTTGGCGTGCAGCTTGATAGATAATGTCACTGACAGCAGAGACAACAAGCTCGGCTTCTTTGCCGCCAGTCATCAGAACTTCAACAAGCTCATCAGAATTCAGGATGGGCAGATCGACTTCAACAGAGGGTTGCTTCTTGGTGCGTGCAATCTCTTTGCCGTTCTCATCCTTGATAGCACGGCTCTTGAAATTGAACTTGAAAGTTTTTGCGGTAGGCATGATGTTTTCCTAAGTTTGCAACTATGTTGCGAGATGTTAGCAGCGATTGGCTGGTGCTGCGTCCCAGTGATATGAACTATACATGGGGCACCGAGGCGTGTCAAGGGGTGCCCACATATAATCATTAGCTATTAAATATCTGACTTGTAAAATGTGAAGAGTTCAGTGATGCTTCCATCTGCTTGCTTTGTCAGATGAATAGTAATAGCTTTTGTGTTGTCCTCAATGCACACAGTTACTGTTGCATGCGTAGTATTATCAGAGCATTCAAGCATACCGCGTGTGTAACTAAGTACATTATGCAGTCCAATGTTGTCTTTGTCAGAGATAGTTACAGAAATCATGATGCTTGCCCTTTCAGAGTGTTGCGTTCAAAACGCTGTTGAGAAATCTTGCCAAGTTGCAGCTTGCGCTGCGTCACGCAGTCTATGCAAGCATAGCGCGCATGAATATAGACTGAAGTCTTGAGTGCATATAAGTCTGCAATAGTTACATGCTTGCCACACATGTCACAAGATTGTGAACTTTGACTCCATAGTCCTGTTAATGGAGAAGGTGTACGTACAGGATCACTACGATGGATGCTCATAACATTTCATTATTACGGTTGCAGCTCAAAGTTAAGAATTGCTACTGCAAAGTCATCAATTGCAGGACTGCATCGAAGTTCTACACGAATCAGGAATTCATCAGTCTTGCCATTCCATTCTAGTTCCGTAGGGATGTTATTGTATGCCCAGACAATCTTGAAGTCTTTGTTTTTGTATGTAAAAACTTCAAAGCCTGGCATGCAAGCTGCAAGTATCTCACGCTTACGCATGTAAACCATCTTGTGCCAGCAGATAAGCTCTTTTGCAGCGTCAGATAGCTCAGCTTTAGGCCAGTATTTTACACGATATGCAAGCTGTGTCTGCTTGCGGTCAGGGATGGAAAGAAATTTAAAGAGTGCCATGTCTATACTCCAAAGTTATTAGATTTTGTTGCGCATCTCAAAGCGCCTAGCAAGAATACGATGTTGAGCTTCAGCTTTCAGGAACAGTGCCATGCTTGCAAACTGCTCACGCTTGGGCGCAGGCGGTAGAGATTCTAGATTAGATGCTCTGCGATCAAAGTCTAGGAAGAACTCATCCTGTTTAGCTTTCTCTGCTTCGCTGAGATCCAGCCCATTGCCAGCTACATCCTTAGCAGCGCCAAGAAGTGTAAAGCTAGAGTAGAAGTCTACAATTAGTGTTCTGATGTGGTTAAGTCTTGTTTGAATGAAATGTGTGATCTCATTGCCACAATCGCAGCAAGTCAAGATAGCTTCAACAAGATCATCAACATCATCTGTTGTCCAATCCTCTGGAGACAAGTCTCCACGCATGAATAGTTCTTTAAGCGTAGCTCTTCTCCCTTCAGGATAGTTAGGAGATTCTGCCAGCTGAATATCTATCCAACGCCACACTTTGTTAAAGTCAATGCGCTTGTAGATATGTTCTGCTTTGACAGTTAGCAACGCTGCTTCGCGCCGGCGCTGTTCTTCATCACGTTCACGTCGTGCATGTCCAGACTCCCAATCTTCACGAATGTCTTCAGCAACATCAAGCCAGCCTTTGAAGTTATCCCAGCCCATGTTGTCATTGCACTTGTCTATGTTATAGAGTGGAAATGCAATGCTAGAGGAATTGACTTCATCGTACCAACTGGAGAGTGCAAGCAATCTAGCAGCACTGCCCACAGCTACGCTGTTAGATGGCAGTGATGACACATGCAGTTTGCTATCTTGTGGCGCCTCCCAAATTGCCTTCATGCCATACATGATAGCAGACATACATAGTCTCATATCTTGCAGTTCATGATCTTCCATTGCCCACTCGGAAGCATGGCCCGCTTTGATGTGCTCATACAGTTTGATGTTGAGCTTAGACAGTGGCATCTGATAGATAGGATGCAACAGTGCTGCTTGAAAAGATGACAACAATGGCCATCCTTGCGTACAGATTGCAGTCACGCTTGCCAGCGGTACGCCACTGCGATAGCAGCAAATGATTTTAGTAGGAAGTGTTGCCATGATATCAGGAGGTTGTTGGAATAAATTAGTTACTGTCTACAATGCTACGCATGCTATTTGCTTTGTCTGCAAAGTATGCAATCTTTTCTTGCAGTGTTATGCCTGGAATGATGGGCCGCTGTGCAGCACGCTCCAAAGAATTCATCTTACCAGATGTGTTGCCTTCACATACGATATATAAGGAGTGGCGACTTCTAGTCACAGCAGTGTAGATAAGCTCTCTGCTTATCATGGTTGCATGGCTATCATGCAGAAACAGGAACACACGTTGCCATTCTGAGCCTTGCGATTTATGAATGGTAAGGCAATAGCCAAGAAGCATGGAGTTGATTTCACCAGCAGTATTCAAGTCTCTGGATTCATCAAGATCAGGGAAGTAGACTGTGATAGTGTGAGATGCCAAATTCTTAGCTTCGTCATCTTCACTGCCTCCCAACGTATCAAGCACGTTGAGAATCTGATCAGCAGTAAGTTCGTTAGTGGGCGTGTCACTTTCAGGATCAAAGCCCCAGCGGTCCAGAGTCTTGGATTCTGTTCTTGGCAGCTTGCCAATGTAACCAACAGTGTTAGTGATCTTTGTAATGACTGCTTCATGCCTGTCAACAAGAACACGGTCACCCACTGCCCAATAGGATTTAGTATATCGAGCAATGACCTCAAAGACTGTTGCGCCGGAATCCTTGGCCAGCTTGTCAGCAATGATCTTGTTCAGTTCAATGGTGCCAAATGATTTGTTGAAGGGGCAAAGTATCATGTCCTCTTTGGGATCATAGTCTTTGCTATCAATCATCTTGTTCAGGAAGTTCTTCATGACAATGATGGCACTGTCTTTGTCAATGCGCTTCTTCCAAGGATGAATAGTAAGGTTGCCATGTTCGCCCTTGTCAATCTTGACAGTAGTCAGTAGATTGATTGGAACATCACTAGATGCAGTGCGAATAGCAGTAGCAAGAGAGATGATGGGAGACTCAAGGGCTTGACGATAGACATGCGTCAGTTCCACTGTCAGAAATTCTGCAAGCTTGAAGCCAAGAATGCTAGGGCCAAAGACAGGAGGAATCTGATTCAAGTCACCTAGAAATATGAATTGCGTGGCAGCAGGTCGCGGCAGCGCCTCAAGGACTTGCTTATAAAGATCAGTACCAATCATACTTGATTCTTCAAAGATGATTGTTGAGATGTGCGGCAGGGGGTTGCCAGCAAAGCGACTAGGCTCAAAGCGCATAGTAGTTCGCATCTGGCCTTCATCATCCACAACTTCATAATATGTCGGTGCATATTCCAAAAGTTTGTGAATAGTGATGCAATGCCCTTGCAAGTTAGCTGGTAACTTCTTGCGAATGTTGTTGACAGCCTTATTAGTAAAGCCACAAATGACAATGCCAGGCGCGCCACTGGTAAGGTGTTTTGTAGAGTCTGCAAGTGGCCTCATATGTGCAGCACGTTGCAGTCTAGCAATAAGTTCTTGAGTAACAGTAGTTTTGCCAGTACCTGCTGCACCAATCAAGCAGAAAGACTTGCCTTGCAGGCCAAGCTCAATAGCTGCAAGCTGTTCAGGATTGAATTCCATTCTGCTGGATTGTGCATGCTTAGCAGTATCAGACAGCACTGTGTTGATAGCTGCAACAATGTTGTTAGTTTGCAAGATTGCTGGCGCAGACTCTACAGTTTGTGCTGCTTGTTTTGCAGCAATAGATGCCGCATGTTTGGCGCGCGCAGCTTGAACAAGTGCAAGAAGATGTGGATTCATGATGCTTTATACCTATGAAAAGAGGCCAGCAAGCTGGCCCATGATTGTTAATGATTAAAAGAGTTTAGTATGTCTTGGCAAAGCCGCCAGCCTTGGAATCCATGAGTTCCTCGCGTAAGATAAACCAAACGGGTTTCATGCGCTTCTTCCAAGTAGCGAAGCTACGCTTATCGCGTACATAGTAGTCTCTATATGTATCAAGTGCAAGCAGATGATCTGCTGCAATGCTTCGCTTGTTAACATTCTTGACTGCTATTGCAAACTGTGTAGGTAGGTCCGCTTCGGGCCCAAGGCCAAGCCTTGTAAGCTCAGTTACTAATGCTTGCAGCCAAGGCATATAAGCATGTTCCGCTGAAAGCGGATAGCGGTATCGGTGTTCATGACAAAGTTGCAATGCCAAGCATGCAAGATAGTTAAAATGTTCAATGCTTGCACATGCCCACTGTGTACATGGATGCTTTGTCATAGATGCAGACAGTGGCTTGCAAGGCATGCTATTCGCAATCTGCGGTGCAGCAGCCAGCTTGCCAGCGTTGTATGTAGTAACTAAGGATGTAACAAGCATCTGTGTGCTTTCTGCAATCATCTTAACAACGTGGCGATCCAAGTGAAACATAGCCTGTTGCTTGTAATGCAGCAAAGGTTCTCTTTCCTCTGACAAGATAAAAATGTTCATATCAATGGCTCCAGTTAGGGCAGTTAGGGCAGTTAGGGTTACAAGAACAGGATAAGGCGCATGTGCGCCCCACCTGAGATATATTATGACACAGCTTCATGAGATTATGACATGGGATTTCTTATAATCTTAGTCTTGTACTATTTGCTCGCGCTTCTTTATACCATAGCGCATCCATAGGATGCAATACATGCTCAATCTGCTTCATTGTTATCTCCATTCAGCGCATTAAGATACAGCTTTACAAATTTGGCCGGTATGGTGACAATCTCACCTTCTTCATTAAATGTCTGATATTCTTTATCTGAACTAAGCTTGAACAATGGTGCATCCTGCAAAAGAAAGAAGTATTTTTCTTTCTCTGCTTCTATTCTTTGATTTTCTATCTTTTGCTTTTGTGCTACGTAGTCTTGCAATCTTCCATATTGATACTGTGTGATTGCTTTAATAGCATCATCCAGGGTTAAGAATGTGCCAAGACTTTGGCGCTTACCAAATTTGCTTGTGCGTACACGATAGCGAATAGCTCCATTGACGATGACAGCAGATATACCACGAGGAAGATTAGTTGGAATGTCAATTGATTGCATGTTTACTCCATTGAATTGTGGAATAGGTATATTATACGAGCGGTGTGGGTATGTCAAGGGGGTATTAAGTGGCATAAATAAGTCAATTGTTTAGGCTTGATGTTTATTGTCTTTGTAGATAAGTGGCAAAAACGGCATGGCAAAAGTGCCATAGGGGCATGGAGGGGGTCCCCCCTAGGCCCATGGGGCCGCTGTGGCGAATAGAGTAGACAGCTATGTTGTGGCGAAGCCAGTAGTTTGCAGCGTAGCTGCAAGAGAAGTAGTTTGGAAGAAGGTGTTTGTCTTTGGGTTATATAGGGGTATTTTAATTTTTTATAAAAAACATATATCCCCTATCATCTATATCTATTCATACCATACCATCTATCTGCTATTGTGTGTATGTGTATTGTTATCTACTGGACTGCTCGGATATGGGCGCATGCCCGCAGGGGGGTATAGGACAGTGTGGCGTTTTTGCCATGGCAGTTTTGCCACTTGTTTATTGCCACTACTGCCACTTGTTTATAGATTTATATCTATCTACAAATAAACTGTGTTAAGTTTTCTTAGCTATCTTGTGGAAATTGACAATTTCAAACTGGCAAGAATTATATTTCTCAAATCAAGAACAAATAATACTTGTCAAAAATACAATGAATAATACTTGTCAAATCAACTATGAAATATCAATAGTAAACAGGAGAATTGATTTTGTTACAAATTATTACACTTGCAGGCTTGCCAGTGGCTGCATTGCTGGCATAATTGAGCTTGTCAGGATGTTCTGACATTCTTCTACGGAGTCATCATGATTGATCTTTCTATCTACACCAGCGCGGACAGTGCGGCACTGACTGCAACTGAGAATCAGCGAACCATTCTTGCGCGCTTCAGGAATCCGGCTAGGACATTTGCAGTGAATATCAGCAATGATGCCTGGCAACGCATTGCACATATTGATGCAACGTACAAGCCTTTGCTTGAAGCAGTCCTGTACAGTGCTGCTCAAGCAATCCTTGCCCGCTATATCAATAACTTCAACAGCGGAACACCGAGCACTGTTCCTGCTAATCTCTTCAGCAACGATGCAATTCTCGAAGAGGCCAACGGAAGCAACAGCGAATGGCTCACGAAAGAGGAGCTGACTGAGGCATGGAAAGTCAGCGCAACTCGCGCCGCCATCTACAATCAGCAGCGGTACGCAAATGAGCCCGCATACCGCAGGGCATTCACGCGCTTTGAAGAAATGATTCTGAAGCTGGCAGGCAAAACCAGCACATACGAAGAAAAGGAATTAGACGCCATGCTGGCAAAAATTGCAGATGCTGACCTCGGCACTGCATTCGGGATGTTCATTGTTCGGCGCATTGAAGCATTGCAGAACAAGCCACAGAAAGCAGAAATTGACCTTGACGTGCTTTGATGCTTTGATGCTTTGATGCACATTAACCCGCTTCGGCGGGTTTTTTCATGCCCAGACTATTTGCCGAAGGCAGTGCAAATGAGAATTATTTCATGCCCAGACTATTCTACGCGGGGGAGGAGGCTTTTTTGGAGGCGAGGTGATCTTTTTATCCTATGAACTTCAAAGAAATTTTCTAAAATTTTCTAAAATTTTTTGCAACAAGATTCGCTATTAACAATCTACATCCTTCTACCTCATACTAATAACTATAAACTTTTCAAAGGACTCATACTAGTAGCTACAGACTTTTCAAAATACTAGTAGCTATAAACTTTTCAAAGGAGAATTGAAGATGGCAGAGTCGGAACTGCGGCCTACGCCGCGCAACAAATTGCTGGGCATAATTGCAGATGTACTGTCTGCAGCTTCTAGTCCGCAGCGGACGCAACAAATGCAGGGCATATCTCAGATGCTTGGAATCCCGGCACTAGCAAAGACTGCAAATACTCTAAGCTATGGAGGCAGTCTGACAAGTGGTAAAGGAATGACCACACAAATGACACCTGAAACCAAAGATGCACTCAGCGTGTTGCTGGAGAATATTCCAGTTCCCAGTGGAAAGGCCGCTGCAGCAATCGGAGGTGCTGGTATCATAGCTCCAGCAACAAAAGAGATCGCAAGCACACTCAATATAGAAAAGATTGTTGATCGTGTCATGAACATGGCAGCTGAAGGCAAATCGTGGTGGAAGATTGGAACAGAATCTGAAAAGGCTTTGAGAGAGGCTAGAAATCCAGGAGGCGCATTGACAGTATTTATTGGGCCTGAAGGCATTCCACGCATTAAGCTTGATCCAGCAGTGGCAAGAATTGCAAAATCTGCACCATTCAAGGAGTTCACCAATCCGGGAGATAACTATGTACGGCTTGGCAAAGAACTCACAAGTGGCGGAGAAGTGCCATTAAGCGATGCTCTACTGCATCCCAGCCTGTATGAAATCTCGCCTGGGGCGCGCAATGCTGTGATTAGGCATAACCCAATGCTAGATCTTAGTGGGCCTGGACAGGCAGCTGTTTCTACAGACGCTGCTGGACGCAGCATTATAAATCTAGGGGTAGAACAGTCTGGGCCGGCACGTATAAGCAATGATCCTATGGGATATCTACTGGAAACTCTCCTACATGAGCCTACTCACATCATACAAAAAGAGAATATGCTGCGCGGTGGTGGTGGTCCGACTGTAAACTCAGTCCGCAGCATGATAGACGAAGCAATTGCAAAAGGCAGCTACAGAACTCCTGTAGAACTTGAAAGCCTAAAAAAATATCTTACACAGGTTGAAACTATGTCTGATCCAATCCGTAAGCAGGCTGCGCTGGATAATCTCTACATGTCCAGTTACGGAGAGTGGGAGGCGCGCCAGGCATCACAATATGGTCGCAGCCTGCCTATGGCAAATGAGCGTGGAGCTACATATTAAGGAATACTGCCATGACCCCAAAAGAGCATGCCATCAATCTACTTGCGCAGGGCATACCTACATCTCAGGTGGCCGCAGCAGTAGGAGTTTCTGACAGCTACATTAGCCAACTCAAGGCAGATGAAGAAGTGCAGCGCCAGATTGCTGAAAAGCAGGCGGCCCATAGTATTGCAGACAGCAATTTTGACTCAACTCTTGAACGTGCCGAGGCAATGGCACTAGAAAAGATTGAAAAGAATTTGCCCTTTGCAAACATGGGCCAAGCACTTGCGGCATTTCGCATTCTCAATGGCGCCCGCCGTCGTAAGGATGAATTCGTTCAAAAGGATACTGCTGTCAGTGTTACGGTGAATTTGACACTGCCTGCCAACAACATACCGAAGTATATTACTAACCAGGCCAATGAAATCATTGAAGTGGAGGGCAAGACCATGATTAGCGCTAGTGCTAAAACACTTGATCAGATTCTTGCTGCCCGCAGCGGCACAGATCACAAACAGCTTCCGCAAACCACAGCGGCAGAGAAGGCTGCACAGATGCTTGGAAGTTTGGCTCCATTGCCGCGCAGGCAAGCTGTCAAGAGTCCGATACCGCTGAGTGCAGACATCTTGTGAAGCACTAGACCCGTAGACTGCGAACCTAGGGCCGCTGCTGTGTGCGAAGCGTAGCGACAGGCCTTGGCCCCATGGCGAAGCTACGAGGAAGCGCAGGGTTCCCTGTCAAGTACGAAGCTAGAAAATACCGCAGCGAAGCGAGGATGATTTTCGTAGCTGAGAGCGCAGCGGTGCTTGATAGGGATTAGCGACGAAGTAAGCTAGACATGGCGGCAAAGCGCCAGAGCGAAGCGGAGCACGTAAATGTAAAGGAAACCTATAAACATGGCAGATATATACAGTCCATGGATGGCAGCATCTGAAGAAGATGTCACAACTATGGGACTTGCAACTCCTGAATACATGGAAATGTATGCAGAAGCTCAAGCAGGTCCTGGAAGTGAAGCATCTGTTGAGATGAAAACTGAGCCAGAAGTCAAAGATCCAGAAATGGAGCAACAAGATGGAATGCACGAGGCTATGCAAATGGCGCTGCAAACTATCAATCAGCAATCTAACGTCATCAATAAGCTGATGACGCAACTCAAAGGAGAATGACATGAGCAACGTAAGTGATCCCGTAAAATTTGGTACTGCTGTAACTCCTAGCAATTCTACAGTTTTGACTCCTACGCGCGCCTTGTATATTGGCACTACAGGGGATGTGTCAGTTCTTATGATGAACGATGAAACTATTCTGTTTAAAGCTGTAGCTGTAGGCATTCTTCCTGTACAAGTGACTAAAGTATTTGCTACAAACACTACAGCTACAAACATTGTGGCGCTGTGGTAAACGTATAAATTGGAGGGACTATGCGGCTATCTAACATAGCACTGGCAGTTAGTGCACAGTATGGAGGGCTGTTTAAACCCTCTAGTTTATTTACTACTGACGTCAACGGCGCATGGTACGACCCGTCGGACTTCAGCACGATGTTCCAAGACGTAGCAGGCACCAAGCCTGTGACGGCTGTCGAGCAGCCTGTGGGGTTGATGCTGGACAAGTCGAAGGAGCATGTGCTTGGGCCGGAGTTGGTGACGAATGGTACCTTTGATAGCAATGTCAATGGGTGGACTCCGCAGGTTAGTGTTACCGCTTCTAGAGATACCTCGATATTCCCAAGCGGCGCTTTAAAGATACAAGTCACTTCTGCCGGTGGTTCTACGTACGTAGAGCAAAGCCTTGGTAGCAACTTTATTGTTGGAAGGGCGTATAAAGCTACAGCTACTGTATATACCGCAAGCTCTACACCGTCAATAGCCGGAGCAGCTATTAGCTTCGTTAGTGGGTCGTTTACTGGAGCAACATCTGTAGCGCAATCGCAAAAGGACATTGCACAAACTCTAACTATTTATTTCACCGCAACAAGCACAACTCATAGTATTTACTTGACTATTTGTACGTTGGACTTTATGTCTTGGGGAAGTGTAGGGAGTGTAGCGTATTTCGACAACATTTCCGTCCGCGAACTGTCCGGCAACCGCGCCTTCAACCCCAGCGGCAACAGCGCGAACTTCCCGGTGCTATCGGCTAGGTATAACCTGCTGACGAAGACTGAGCAACTGTCAGATGCGGTTTGGTCGAAGCAAAACCTCTCAGTGGCTGAAGTTGCAGGCGCCGGCCCTGACGGTACAGCCGCGTCTTTGCTGACGGAAAATTCAGCAAGTGCATGTCACCTTGTTGATTCCGCGTCAAACACGGTATCTGCGGGAGATTATTCGGTAGTTGCTTACCTGAAACCCAATGGTCGAACGCTGCCATTGATTCAGATTAAAGGGGTGACACCTGAAGGCAATGCTACATTTAACTTGACCGGAAGTGGCTCAGTTCAAGCTCAATCAAACGCGACGGCAAGCATTGAACCGGCCAGCAACGGTTTTTACAAATGTACCGTCAACGTCACAGCAACGGCAGGTGGTTCGGCGTACTTACGGGTGTTCCTAGATTCAAACACTTATCAGGGCGACGGAGTAAAAGGGTTGTATGTCTGGCACCCAGACCTCCGCGTAGCCAACGACGCCCTAAACCAGCCAGCATATCAGCGAGTCAACACCGCCACAGACTACGACACAGTTGGCTTCAAGCCCTATCTGAGTTTTAACGGCGTGAACCAGTGGCTGCAAACCAACGGCATCAACTTCACCTACGGCGACAAGATGTTTGTCAGCGCGGGGGTTCGACGGCTTATTGATAGTGTCGGTGTCATTTGTGAACTATCCGCTAACTGTAACAACTATAGTGGTTCATTTTTGTGTCTTGGTGGCTCAAACCCTGCCGGAACTGGTAATGCGTTTGCCTCTTGCAGTCGCGGCACTTCTCCAGCTAGTGCCGACCAGTTCGGATACACCCAATCCGCATTTGCGCCACCCGTTACCGCTGTGGTTTCCGCAACGCACGATATTGCAGGCTCTTTGACGGTGGTGTACGGGAACGGAACTGCGGGCGCAAACGGCACCGGAAGCAAAGGCATCGGCAACTTCGGCAACTACCCACTCTACATCGGCGCTCGCAATGGCAGCAGCTTGTGGTTCAACGGTCGCTTGTACGGCCTAGTCGTCGCAGGCAAGGCAGCCAGCGCCAGCGAGATCGCCAGCACTGAAGCGTGGCTCAACCAGAAGACAGGAGCTTATTAGATGACCTATACAAATGCAACCGTAATCATCGCAGCCTCTGATAAAGAAGCTGCACAAGCAGACTTTCCTGAAAGTTTTGTTTCAGGACTTTATGTAGCAACTGAAAATGCAGATTCCACAGTCGCTACTAACTATGTCTGTTCTGGCCTTTGGACTGATTCAGATCTATCCAAGGTTGTGAACGACGTATCTTGGCCACGTAAGGTCTATTTCGGAGATGTGCAAGTCGTACTAACAACTCTCAACCTACTTCCAATAACTATTCCTATGGAATAAATAATAGGACTGTCAACATGTCAGAAACTACAGAGATTAGCGCCAGCGGCGCAGAAGCTGCAGAACTTACGCGCCAAGATCTAAACTTTCTTGGCATGTTGGCAGCTCCGGAAGAATTCACCTACAATTTTCCACTATTCTATATAACGCTCTTTGGAATGCTAACAGCGTTCAAGGCAAAGATTGAACGTTACGCCATTGGTATTCCTCGGGGCTTTGCAAAGACTACATTCATCAAACTCCTTTGTCTGTGGTACATACTATTCTCTCATAAACAATTTATCCTTATCGTTGGGGCCTCAGAGGATCTAGCTGTCAACACATTGTCTGACATATGCGATCTTCTAGCGGGGCCTAACATTCGTAAACTATTTGGGAACTATCGTGCAAATATTGAAGTGGATACTCAGGCACTTAAAGTCTTTCATTTTCGCGGTAGAGATATTATTCTACGTGCTATTGGTGCCGGCACTGCTGTTCGTGGTATTAACCGTAAAAATAAGCGTCCAGATGTTATTATCATGGATGACATCCAGAAGCGCGAAACTTCTGAAAACAAAGAGCTCAGTGACCAACTTCTAAAGTGGGTACTCGGTACTCTGATGAAAGCACGTTCCAATGATGGATGTACTTACATCTACGTTGGTAACATGTATCCACAAAACTGCATTCTGGAAAAGCTGAAGCACAATACTCAGTGGACTTCTTTTATCGTTGGCGGTATTCTTGCAGATGGCACATCTCTCTGGGAAGAGCTGCGACCTATTGAAGAACTTCTATCGGAATACCAGGCAGACTCAGAAATGGGTCATGCAGATATTTTCATTTCAGAAATTCTCAATAGCACCGATATTGCCTCTGCCTCTGGTATAGATATCTCCAAGATTCCAGTACTTCCTCCATATTTTGAGGATGCAGATCCGGAAGGATCTTTCATTATCATTGACCCATCATCAGGAAAGAAACAAGGCGATGACTGCACTATTAACCATTATTCCGTTGTGGATGGGATACCGATTTTTGACGAATTGGTTACTGGAACCTTTAGTCCACTTGAGACAATCAAGCATGCTATTTCCTTGGGACTTCAACATAACACCAGACTGATTGCTGTTGAAGGTGTTGCATACCAATCCACACTGTTATTTTGGTTTGAACAATACTGTGAACAAGAAGGTATCAGCGGTTTTGAGTTTGTAGAATTGAGTCCTAAAGGTCAAGCCAAAAATAACCGTATCAAGCGCGGACTGCTGCAAGTTTTGAAGTCAGAAATATATTTAGGACCTGCTGTACGTTCTCGTGTTCTGAGTCAGATAGTGGATTGGAACCCACTAAAGATCAACAACACTGACGATATAATAGATCCAATCGGCTATGTAGAAGAAGTAATGCGAGAGTATGGACATCTCGTTGTGAAGAATATCTTCGATATAGATGCAGAGGCTGTAAGTGCCTCTCACCATTCCAACTTAGCTCTACCCTTTTAAGGACAGGCATGGCTACTTCCAACATTTCAATCATCAATACGCTGAATTTGCAACAGCGGCGTGAGCTCCTACATTATGCGCGAGATTGCGCAGATCGCACTGGAAGCTCTCTGTCAGACTTCCGCAGCCTGCTACGCTATCGTGATCGGGCATATCAGCGTCAGCTGGATACCACTGATGAGCACATCAAAGCAGTGCGTGCTAACATGAGTGGTGATGCGCGCAAGATTCAGAACATGACTGTGCCCATTGTGATGCCTCAGATTGAGTCCGCAGTGGCATATCAAGCTGGTGTCTATCTGACTAGTCATCCTGTCTTTGGCGTTGTCAGCTATCCTGCAAACCAAGATAAGGCAATGCAGTTTGAGACTGCCCTTGGCGACCAGTCTATTCGGTATGGTTGGCCTCGTGAACTTCTCAAAGTTTTCCGCGATGGCTTCAAATATAATTTTGGCGCCGCAGTGGTCCAGTGGAAAAAGACTCCACTGAAATCCATCGTAACAGACACTAGCATCACTAAAGCAGGGCTTGCTGCAATCCGTGAGTACAGCTATGGAGGCAACTACATTAAGCGAGTTGATCCATACAACTGCTTCATGGATATGACAGTTGCTCCTGCTGATCTGCATGCTGAAGGAGAATATTTTGGGTGGAATGAGATTATATCTCGTGTACAGCTCAAACGTCTATTCTCAATGCTGGACGCACAAAAGACTACCAGTGCAGCAGAAGCATTCGCTAGTAGCTTTGCAGGAAGTGGACAGGACGAAACCAGTGCACTCCACTACTACACTCCAGAAATCAACAAGTATCTTAATCTATCCAGTGCCAATTACGGCGGCCAGAACTGGGGCCAATGGATGGGACTGCCTGGAAGCAACACGCAGAAACTGTCCTACAAAGACAATTATGTACTGACGCATTTCTACTGCCGCGCATTGCCTTCTGATTTTGGTGCCCGTGGAAATCATGTAAAGATTTATCACGCCATCATTGTGAATTGGCAGGAAGTGATCTTTGCAGAGGAGCTCAATGTAGGTTACGATACGCTGCCCTGTTTCATCATGCAGCCGTATGAAGATGGCCTTGGTTATCAGACGCAATCCATGCTGGATAACTCGCTGCCGTTCCAGGACATGAGCAGTGCCCTGTGGAATATTTCCCTGGAATCTAAACGCCGTCTGATCTTTGATCGCCTGATTTACAACCCGCGTCTCATTGACAAGAAGGACATTGATCCTGTCAGTAGCGTATCTCGTATTCCTCTGCGAAATGCCTCTATTGCCAAAGATGGCAATCCTATGGCCGCAGCAGTCTACCAGATACCGTACCGCGAAGATAACTCAGGCACCAACATTCAAATGTCTGAGATGATTTCTGCTATGGCTGACCAAGCAACTGGACAGAATAAGGTGGATCGTGGACAATTCCAAAAAGGTAACAAGACCAAGACGGAATTCCAGGAAACTATGTCCAATAGCAACAGTCGCCAACAGTTGGCATCTCTGTGCATTGAGCATCAGTTCATGACTCCTCTCAAGGAAGTCATTAAGTCCAATACGCTGCAATATCAGACTGCTGGTAAGATTCTCAACCGCGAACTGCGGCAAGAAGTTGAAGTTGATCCTGTGGCGCTGCGACAAGCTATCCTTGAATTCAAACTCACAGATGGTCAGTTGCCAGCAGAGAAGATGCTCAACTCTGAATTGTTGACTGTGTTCATGCAGACTGCTCAAGCAATTCCGTCAATTCAAACTGAATATGATGTACTGTCTATGTTCACTTACTGGGCGCGACTGCGTGGCGCATACTGGTTAGACGATTTTAAACGCGATCCGCAAGCTCAGCAGCAAGCATTGCAAACTATGGCCGCCACCGCCGCAGCTCAGAACACTCAACCTCCTGAGCAAGCTGCAATGCAGCCTGGAACTTAATCATGCACACCGTTCAACAAGATACTGCCAGCCAATTCATGCGTTTTAATCTGACGCCTGAAGATGAAAAGCTGGCAACCAAAGTTTCTCCGCTGTTTCTGGCATATCTGCAAAACAAAATTGAAGCGTATGCCAGCGCACTGGTAGAAAAGCAGTTACCTTACAGTCCTAATCCAGCGGAACAGGTGACTGCAATCATTGCCCATGAGAGGATCCGTAATTTTGTGGAAGCATATACGGAACTTCTTCATGAGCTACTCCAAGCTGCTCAAGATGAGCAAACCAACGCGCATGGCGCATAAGCAACTGAGGTTAGTATGAAAACATATTTGGGCGCTAAAATAGTACGTGCAACGCCTATGACCAGGCAAGAGTACAATGACTTTAGGAATTGGAAACTTCCTGCAAATGAGTGCGGTAGTGATGCAGGATACCTGGTGGAGTACGTTGATGGTGGAGCTCCAAACACTACAGAGTATAAAGGTTACATCTCGTGGAGTCCTGCAAAGCAGTTTGAGACTGCTTACAATGAACTTCCATCCACCGTCTCTATCACCTTCTAACTTGGAGCACAATCATGGCATTCCTTCCTGGCATCTTTGGCAATAAGCAACAAACAGCTCCTGCTCCCGCACCAGTAACTCCGGCTGCTGCCGCAGGGGGTGGTGCTGGCCCAGCAACTCAGCAACAAGCTCCAGCAAATCAATCTGCTGATCCGGCTGCTATGCTGAATACCCCTGCAACTACTGCTGCAGGTGGTCCGCAGAATCCGCTGGATGCTTTCGCTGATATGTTCAAGCCGAAAGCTCCAAATCCTAATACGCCTAAGCAAGCTACTTTGGCAGACCCTATTCTCGGTCAGCTTGATCCTGCCGCTTTCAAGCAGCAAGTCTCTCAGGCTAACTTTGCTGCTGCTATTCCGCAAGAGACTATGCAGAAGGCAATCAGTGGCGATCCGCAGGCATTTGCCGAAGCGATCAATACTGCTGCTCGTGAAGCATTTGCCGCAGCTGCACAACTTTCTCACGGTCTTGTTGAGCACGGCGCCCGCACTGCTGCTGAACGTGTGAACAGTTCGCTGGATTCGCGTATCCGCAACTTCCAGATCAAGAGTCAAAATACTAGTCATGAAGCACTTGCCCATCCTGCTGTGGCTCCCATGCTGAATGCAGTGAAGATGCAGATTGCCCAATCCAATCCACAACTTACGCCGGAAGCGGTGCAACGACAGGCCGAACAGTACTTCACGCAGATGGCTGATGTGCTCGTGGCTCCCAAACAACAAGCAGCTGCCGCTGCTGCCAAACCTTCTCAGAACGATTTCTCTTACCTGCTCGATTGATTGAGCACAATTTAAAGGATTTATCATGGCCGTTGGTCTGCTTACCTCTGCTTCTGCTCCGCAGAACCTGAATGCTATCTCGTTCGCTCAAGCTATTACTCGCCTGATGCCGAACGGTACTGCTCCCCTGTTTGGTCTTACCAGCCTGCTGAAAGACGAAACTGCCAGCAACATTGAACATGGTTACTTCACCAAGACCATGATCTTCCCCAGCGTCACTCTGATTTCTGCTGTTGCTGATGGTGCTGCAACTATCTTCAATGTTGGCTCTACCTCTGACATCGTTCCTGGCGACCTGCTGATGGCAGAAAGCACTCAGGAAATTGTGCAGGTTCTGACTGTTCCTACCAGCACTTCGATTACTGTCACTCGCGCTGTTGGTTCTGTCTCTGCTGCTGCTATTGCTTACGGCGTATCGCTGCGCACTGTTGGTAACGCCTTTGAAGAAGGCTCTGTTCGCCCGAGCGCTGTTAACATCATTGCTACTCGCTACGTCAACAACACTCAGATCTTCCGTAATAGCTGGGCCGTCACCAAGACCGCTGCTGCTATTCCGCAGATTGCAGGTGCTGGTTACGTTAGCGAAAGCAAGCAAGATTGTGCTGCTCTGCACGCGATGGCCATTGAGAAGGCTCTGTTCTTCGGCCAGAAGTTCATGGGCACCAAGAATGGTCAGCCGTTTCACACCATGGAAGGTATTGTTCGCCGTGTGACTGATGCTGCTCCTGGCAACATTACCACTCTGGGCGCTACTACCAACTGGACTCAGCTGGAAGCTGCTCTTGATCCGACGCTGCAAACTGTTACTGACCCGAAGGGCGGCAACATTCGCACCGTGTTTGCTGGTGGTACTGCTCGACGTGTTCTGCACAACATTGCACGTCTGAACTCTGCATATCAGATCACTACTGCTGAGACTGCCTGGGGCCTGCAGATTGATACCATCAAGACACCGCGTGGCACTTTCGAGATCATCGAGCATCCGCTGTTCAACGCTTATGGTGCTTCGAGTGCTTGGGCTAAGATGGCAGTTATCTGTGATCTGAACGCATTCAGCGTGGCCTATCTGCGTAAGACCAGCGACGCCGCTTACAACAGCTCTGGCGCGCTGGTTGACAACGGTGTCGATGCTGAAGGTGGTACGCTGACTACCGAACTGACCTGCACGATCAAGAACCCTGCAGCTTTCGGTATTATTTACAACTTTACCGCAGCTGCGGCCGGTTAATTTGTTGGGGGACGTACGCTGCGGGAAGGTAGCGTACTTTGTGTAGAGGGCCAGACACCAATCTGGCTCTCTTTTTTTAACTTGCAAAAACTGAGGTAAATAAAATGGCAACTGGAATGGTATCTTCTGCGCATGCTTTGCAAAACACTGCATCTGTGCTTCGTGTAGGCGAACGCTTGGCATCTAGCCCTCGCGCGCTTGCAGACAAGAACTCTCGCGTATTTCATCACATGGTTCCTGGTGCGCGCTTCGTCATGCCTGATGGCCTTGAAATCGTATTTCTTGGTGGGCAATTTGTGACCAATGATTCTGAAATCATTGCAGAGCTTGACAAAGTCTCTAACAAGTCCTCTAGTATGATCTACACTGCTGCAGAAGTTGTTGAATCTGTCAAGGCAAACGCAAACAAGCTGGCAGCTGATGCTGCTGACACCGCCGGCAAGGCATAACTATTTAGTGGTGAGCACGCATGACTACATTTGCCGAACTAGAATCACTCGTTGTTGAGCAAACTCGGCGCCCCGAGATTCCAGCTGTTACTCAGGCTGCAATCCGTACGGCTACTATGCGTGCTCACCACACCGATTTCTTCCCTAAAGATGTTGCAGTAGGCACTATTACGTATTCGCCTAACTCTGCAATCTTTAGAGACTTCGCTGATGTGAGCAGTACGTTGACGCGGCTACGATCTATCAAATCTCTGCAGGGCCTAGAAGCTGTAAGTATGGCGCCTGTAGAATCTTTTGAATACCGCGAACTTGATGATGTATATGATGCTGATGGCAATAGGCGCCCAAGCATTTATAACATCATTGGTGATACTCTGCGTATTTACCCGCAGACTCAAACTGGACTTGTTCAAGTCTACTATTATCAGAATCCGTCTGTCACAGAAGACATCTATTATAGCTGGATCGCAGACATGTATCCAGATGAATTGGCCGCCTGGGCCGCAGCAATCGTATTTGCACGTACAGGATTTGCCGAAATGGCACAAGAATTTCAACGAAATCACATTGCACCGTTCAAGGAGATGTTGATTTCTTCGCATCTGCTAGGTAATACCAACTGAGGAATAGCTATGGCATATGTACCAAACGCAACGACTGTCACAGAGCCTGTTGAATCAAGATCTGTTGAGAGTGCAGCTCTTGAGTTTAGAACTCTTAAAGAGAAGGTGGTAGAGAACTCTAATGCAATTCTGACAGCTTTACGAGATTCATCTACTGCTATTGGTGTGCTACCCTCTGCAGCTTTGCGTGCAGGCAAAGCGTTAGTCTTTGACGGCGCAGGTAATCCAACGGCTGCTGCCATTGGGAATGCAGCTGATCCAGGACTTCGCAGTGATTTAGCAGCAAGCACTGGCGCTGCTCTCGTTGGTTATAATGGAAGCTCTGTCAAGGATGCTTTGGATTCTACTGTTCGACTGGCAGGTGCTCAGTCTATAGCAGGCGTAAAGACATTTAATACTGGCATTGTACTTGGTGTTGACCTTCCCATCTCTGATGGGGGCACTGGAGCAAGCACTGCAGCAGCTGCGTTTGATAATTTGAAGCAGTCTGCAACTGACATCTATACTGGCGTAGTGGAGCTTGCTACAGCAGCAGAGGCCGCAGCGGGTACGGATACCACTCGACCGATCACGCCGTCCACGTTGCGCTCCGGTCTGAATTCAACTGGCGCAGCCCCTATTTATGCTGCCCGCGCCTGGGTGAACTTCAACGGCGCCGGCGCCACGGTAGCAATTCGGGCGGCTGGCAACGTGTCGAGCATCACCGACAATGGAGTTGGCAACTACACGGTGAACTTCACAACTGCAATGCCGGACGCAAACTACGTAGTAGTCGGGACTGGATCAGGAGGATCCGGAACAGCGCCGGCAGGCCTTGTAGTGGTGCTTGCGGAGGCCCTTGCGACAACTAATTCTTATTCATCCAAAACCGCATCTGCAGTTCAGGTTGTGTGCATAGACAATAACATCGACGCCTTGAACGACGCGTTTTCGGTAAATATCGTCATCTTCCGCTGAGATCACACAATGAACCAACGCATCATCTACCCCACTGACGACGGCGGCGTAGCCGTCATCATCCCGGCGCCTGACTGCGGCCTGACCATCGAGCAGATCGCAGAAAAGGATGTGCCTCATGGCAAGCAGTTTAAAATCGTAGACGTTGCCGACATCCCCACAGACCGCACGTTCCGCGCAGCATGGGAGTACCAAGAATGATTGTCATCAATATCAACAAGGCCAAATCTATTGCCCATGAAATGCGTAGAGCTGCTCGGGCTGCTGAATTTGCTCCGCTAGACTTTGCTATTTCAGCTCGGGTTCCGGGTCAGGACGAAACAGCATTGGAACAAATGCGCCAAGAAATTCGCACTAAATATGCTGATATTCAAGTTCGCATAGATACTGCAGATACAGTAGAGGCTATAAAGGAAGCATTGACGTGAACGTAGACCCAATAGAATATGGACGTCTAATCTCAACAGTAGAATCTCTTGAAAAGAAGGTGGATGCAATGGAGGCAGATATAAAAGCTCTGCTTGCATTGGCCAACAAATCAAAGGGAGGTTTCTGGATGGGAATGACAATCGCAAGTTTTGTGGGAGGCTTCATTACTTGGGCCTCAGGGCAGTTTCTGAAATAATATCATGGCAATACAGCGCTTCAAACTTGCATTTAACAATGCACGCATTCCCCTCGTGTCTACGCAAGCCAGTCGCGCTGTATTTGTGCCTGGCATTGAAGCTAGCACGCGAGCAATACAAGGAGCTGTTGGCAGCAGAGAATCCACTATGGATTATCAAGCAGCTCAACTAATCTACGCAGAGAATGTTATGCCAGTGCCTACTGGTATTCGATCTGTTGGATATGCTCAGCGAATTGCGCCTACGGTCAATGATGACTTTGACAGTATCTTTGCACTGCGGGATGCAGATGAAAACACTGTCCTCTACAGTCCGTCTGCAGGTAAAAACTACATCTATGATGACGTAGCTGGTGCTTGGAGCACTACCACTCACAATGCAATCTTTGCGCCACGCACCGTAAAAACTGGATATAGTCCAGCCAACAGTAGAGTCACGTACGCGTATGTAGATGGCTTTACGTTTGTGTGCTTTAGTCGCCTTGTTGCAAGTGACAACAGCGACATGAGTATCATGGTGTGGGATACTACTACAAAGACACTGCAGCCTGCAAATAGACTGCTTGCAAATGTCCCATATCCTGCAGGAGAAATTGATGGCATCTCCAGCTCCAACGGCTATCTGCTTCTATTCTCTGGGCTATCTGTTGCGTGGGCAGGATTTAATGGCACTGCATTTGACTATCAGATTTATGCAAACGGCAATCTGACAGGCTCTGGATGGCAAACTCCAGAAGATATCAAAGCACCAATCACAGCACTGATAAGTCTGCCTGGCGGCTTTGTAATCTTTACAGGTAAAAACGCTATTGCAGCCAACTACCATGCACAGTCTCTTGGCACTCCTTGGGTGTTCCGAGAGATTCCAAATGCAGGCGGTCTTGAATCTTATGAGCAGGCGACGGTAGAAGGTAGTAAGGGGACACTAGTTGCCTACACAACTTCTGGTCTGCAGAGCATCTCACTCAATAGTTCAGAGTTAGATAACATTGAAGTTGCAGATTTCATTGCCACACGTGTAATTGAGCGCTATAACTTAGAGAGTCATGCGTTTACGCGAGGAAGTACTAATCTGGACTTCTACGTAAAAGTCTCAAACATTGCCAACCGCTTCACTGTAATCTCTTATGGTACTTATCCTGGCGTTTACAGTTATGCACTTGTGTATGATGGTGCACTGAAGCGCTGGGGCAAACTGCGCATGGTGCATCGTGACTGCTTCTATTGGAATTATGGCGCAGTTACAGGATCTATCACCTATGCCGCTATGGGAGATATTTCCTACAGCAGTCAGCTGAATGCATCTTATGACGCGACGGCTCAGCAATCAAATGCATTCACAGCAGCGCAACATAGTCTGGCATTTCTGAAAGCTAGCGGAGAAATTATTATTGCGGATTGGTCATCCAGTTTGCGGGATGTTGAAGATGAAGCAGTTGCTGTCATTGGGCGCGTGCAGCTTACACGTACTAGCAATGTGCAGTTTAATCGCGTAGAGTTAGAAGGTTTTACAGCTGGCCAGCTCCTGATAGCACCTTCATATGACGGTGCAAATCTTAGTACCACACAAGAGCTCATAACTATTCAGTCTGGTCCTCTGCTCCACGTGGCAGGAAGTATGATTGACTGCAAAAACTTCAACTTGATTGTGCAGGGCACATTTAATCTAAGCACAATCATCATTGAAGGTACTACTACAGGGAAAATCTGATGCCAGAGTATCTATTATCTTCAGGACTTCCTAGTTATCCTGCAGGACTCAATGACAAAGATGCTGCTCTTGTACTTCCTGTGTATAGGGCTGTCAACAATCTAGCAAATAAGGTGAGTGCAGTCACAGGACAGCAGCAGTTTGCACCCTCTGAATTGCCACTGCTGCGGCCCTTTGATGTGCTGTCTAATGCGCGCAACAACCTGGTGTTTGCAGTTGCAACTGAAGCTCTAAGCTTTGGTATGACTGTAAATATCTATGATAACGCTGGTGTGATCAGTGTGCGTAAAGCAGATCGCAGCTTGACACGTCCTGCGCATGGACTTGTAAATAGCATTAATGGTGCCGCTATAGGAGCTACCTGTGAAATCATGTTCATGCAGGGGCGTAGTCAAGGTGTGACAGGCTCAACAGTAGGTAGTGCATACTATCTTAATACTGCTGGCACTGTCACTGCTACCAAGCCAACTACTGGCATGATTCAAGCTGTAGGCTGGGGGCTGGGAACTCACGGATTTTATCTCAATATCGAAGCACCATGATTCCAAAATATAAACTCTCTGCTCGCAGTCTCAATGCTATGTCTGGAGTTCATCCAGATTTGCAGCGTGTTGTCAAACGTGCCATTGAAATCACAGATGTTGATTTTGTGGTACTTGAGGGACTCCGCAGCAACCAACGACAGGCTGAACTTGTAAAAGTTGGGGCAAGTCGCACAATGGATAGCAGGCATATTACTGGTCATGCTGTTGATCTTGGTGCTTGGGTTGACAAGCGTGTTGCCTGGGACTGGCCACTGTATCATTCTATCGCAGTTGCTATGTTATCTGCAGCAAAAGAGCTAAAGATTCCAATTGTTTGGGGGGGTGATTGGAAGCGATTCCCCGACGGTCCGCACTTTGAACTTAGCAGAAAGGAATATCCATGAATGCTGCAGTTGTGACTGCTGTTGCTCGCCATCTTCTCACTGTCATTGGTGGCGCATACGCAATGAAATACGATATTGATGGTGCATCTCTTGATGCAATCATCGGCGGAATGTCAGCTGCTGTCGGCGTTGCTTGGTCCCTTTGGGATAAGCGACAACGCTAAGGGATTCGCAACTAGGCTACGTATGTGCTTGATTTACAATCAAGTTACTGCGTAGCCTTTTTTCATGGAGATTATAATGGCAACAGATAAAGTACAAGTGCCGAATGAGCTTGGCCAACTGCAAGCATTGATGGGATTGATTGGAGGTGGTGGACAGACTGCTACTACTACGACTACGAATACTGCACCGCTGCAGAATGTCCTTAGTCAGCTGCAAGGTATCGACTATAATGCTATGCTCCAGGGCATCTTTCAGCAGGCAGCAGGTCAGATTCCAGGATTGCAGTCTGCATATGGTCGCGCTGTTGGAGCACGTAGTAGCGGTAATGCACCTATGCAAGCAGCTCTGCAATCACTGCTACAACAAACTGCACTTGCAGGGCAGCAACAAATTGCAGCGCAACAGAATCAAAATCTGGCTACTCAGGCACAAGCTGCAAGTGCAATGACTGGCAAGAGGCAGACTACCAAGCAAAACAGTCAACTTGGGCAGATGGCTGCGATTCTTGGACTGGCACAAGCGGCCACTAAGCTTGGTGGTTATAAGACTGTGCAAGAGATGCTGGGAGCTGTGACTGGAACAGGTACTGGGGGTGGTACTGCTGCTCCTATTGCTCCTTCCACGGTATCTATGGATTACACGCTTCCGCAGAATGTACCTTTTGCTGAAAGTCCTTACGCATCCTTCGCAGACTATAGTGGCCCTGCATATACGCCTGGACAGGACATGGCTCCAACAGATTCTGTGGCATATACTCCTGTTGATTTTAATCTGGCGGACTATGCAGTTGATCAAGCACCTGCCCCTGATATGAGTATGGCACCTGAGGAGTGGTTCCAATCTCCAGATGTTATGTCTTATTTCTAAGGAGTCATCATGGCGACACAATATGCAGGAGGCGGGCGCAGATCAGAAGCGCCAACATATTCTCCCCGCGCAGTAATGGGTACACAAGTAGCAATGCCAGATGAGGCAGTTGTTGCAGAGTTGTTGCAGGCTATCAATGCTCCATCTATGCCGCAGTTTTCCAGCAGTGGAAGCTATAGAAGCAGTGGAAGTGGTGGAAGTGGTGGAAACATCTCTGCAGGTACAGGTACTGCCAGTATTGATCCTGGTCGCATTGGCGCAGGTATCAACGTGCTTGGATATGGTGCACAGCTTGCACAGAGTCCTGAACTAGCACAGATGGCAAGGGATCTTGGCAAGATGTTTGGAGTTGCAGGGCTGGGAGTGAGCCTATCTAAAGCTGAGAATGCAGCAGATGTTGGAAAGACTTTGGCTACTAGTCCAATGGTGCTGAACGCTCTTGGCGTGCCTGGGCAGCTGGCAGGGGCTATTGGCGGCTTTGCAGCTAATGGACTTGAAGGTGCAGCTACTTCGCTCGGTAAGATGGCAACATATGCAGCAGCCCCAGTAATAGGTATTGTAGATGCAGGACTTACTCTTGCGGGCATGCCAACAGTGGTTGATATGGCAATGGCAGCAATGAAACAAGCAGTTGCTCCTCACAACCCAGATGCAGTGTCTGTCACTGGTTTGTCTACTCCTGAAGCGTCGCTGAATCAACCTAACTTCAGTGACTATGGATTCAGTGTAGCTCCAGATTTTGGCGACAGTGGCTGGCAATCTGGCACTACAGATACTGGAACTACTGTTGGCGGTCCTATGAGTGGTGATATTTCAGGCTCTGATCTTGGCACGATTGGAAGCAACTATGGAAACAGTGGCCTGAGTAGTGGAGGCTATTCTAATAGTTGGGGTGGTGGAGGCTATGGATTTGGTGGCGGCACTGGTGGAATGGGAGATTAAATATGCTTGATTTGAATGCACTTCTTAGTCAGATGACCGCTACTGCCGCTCAGAGGCAGCAGAATGTAGTCAGTCAGCTTGAGACTATGAATGCTGACACTGCTGCTATGCAGGAGATGATGACTGTCAATACGCAGGAAGCTACGCAAGTAGCTCAGACCTCTGCGGATTTGGCAGCACGCACTGCGGCAGTTGAGTATGCACGTAATAAGACGATGGAGAATGCTCAAGCAGTGCTTGGGCTGAACCCAGATGACGTCAACAATCAGCTTGCAACTAGCATGGCTGAATACAATGCTGCTGAGACTCAACGTAAAGCTTCCAAGCAGCAGTTTGATAAGCTGAGTCAGATCAGTTTGTTGGACAATCCGCTTGGCTGGCTTGCTGCACAACTTCAACTTCCGCAAGTGGCAGCACAAAACAACGCCGCAGTTGATACACGAGATGCCGCAGCAGCAAACATTGCAACTCGCCAGCAGCTACTGACTGCGCATCGCAGTGCTGTGACTGCGAACACTGCGGCCCAAGTGCAGCAGATTAAGCTTGACAGTGCTCAGAATGATCTTGCGGCAGCGCGTATTAAGATTCGTGAGGCAGAAATTCAGAACAGCAGTGTGATTGCAGGTCGAAAACTGCAAGCTTACCAACTGTCTGACAAACTCTTTGACATTGAGTCTGATCTCATCAATAAGCAATTGGCTGTTGGCCAGTACATGATGAGTTTGGAAGAGCGCAGAGAAGCTCGCGCAGAGCGTGCAGCTCAGGCGGCTGATCGACTTGCAGCTAAGAAAGCGCAAGCAGAGGATATTGCAGCCCTTGACGTACAGCTTGGACGAGTGAGTCAGTTCTTGGGACTTACCACTCCGATGAACGCTGAAATCTTGAAACGTATGCCAGATCCTAAGAAACGTCAAGCATGGATTGAGGCTGCAACTACCGGACAGATTGGGGCTGATCTTGTCGGCGCCTTGCAGTTCATCAATGCAAATGGCAACACTGCATCACTGCGTCAAAATAACCCTGGCGTGGCCGCTGCAGCACAAAACTTTGCAGCTGGTATTGATAGCTACTCTGCAGAGGTGCAACGCAAAGCGCGAGCTGAGGGCAAGACTCCTAAACCTGCAGAAATTGTAGCTCAAGCAAATGATGCATACACCAATGATATTATTGCTTCTGCTAGTAGGCCAGGCACAGGAAACAGTTTGACTTCGCCGCGTTGGGATTCTGTGTTCAATCCTTACAAGGCACAGCACCATGTTATGCTGGATGAGATCAAATCTGGCAAGATTCCTCTGCAAAACAATGCACTTGTAAAAGAGTTGCAGCTGTTGCGTGACACAGACCGTAATGGCACTGCCACTAATATCAGTTCTGAGCAGGAACTCACCGCGCTGAAGGCAGTAGCACTACAAGTCAAGAGTGGTAAGCTCAAGATTGATGAAGCTAGTCAGCAAGTTGCTGAATACTATCGTCTGGCTGCAGGCAAGAATAGGGAGTTGTATCAATATGAACTCTTTAATCTTCCGCCGCAGACCAGCTATAGGGGTCAGATTCCTGGTACTGGATTCTTGCAAGGTCCTGCAGAGGTAGAGCTTATGAGTCCTACATCTGTTAAAAAGAGTCTGTTAAAAGTCATTCGCAGAACAGAAGCTAATACCGCTACTAATGCTATGCGAGTAATGGCTGCACAAGGCATGGCTTTTGGATCTAATCTAAATGGCCCGGCTGCTGAGATTCTTCTCGGTAAATCTAAGTAATTTTCAACACATCTAGTCGGAGGCGACAAATGGATGAATTTCACCCTGTAGTTCTTGCAGCAGATTCTACTGATCTGCAAGCCAATACGCTCACTCGCATTGCTGATGCTGCTGCTAATGGTATCCCTGCAGCTGCAATCTCTGGTGCCATGAGTATTTATAACACCTTCCTAGACTACGGTGGGCAGGATCAGATTGATACTGAGACTGCTGTTCGCCGCTTCGCAGGAAATGAAGTTG